TTAGCCACCGCCTCTATGATATGGCACGAAGCACTAGATAAGTTACCTTCCGCTGACAGAGCCTACATTACGGCGCTCTTACGCCGGGGGGAGAAGTTCAACAGTAAGCCACGCATTCGGCTTTCTACCATTCATCAGACAAAAGGCGGTGAGGCACAATCGGTGGTGGTCTTTCTAGACTTAACTACGGCTGCGTTAAAGGGCAATGTTGATGATCTGCACCGGGTTTTCTATGTGGCCGTAACACGCACCAAGGAGAACCTTTTTCTTATAGAACCAGAAGACTTTACGCGGGCTTACGATATATGAGCAAAGAAAGTATGGACCCTATGCATTTCAACACTTGCGAAAGCTGCGGGTTTGATAAGGCCACGGCGGTGGTGAACGTGTCAGAAAACAAACGACTAGGCTGGTACTGCCCTGAGTGCCGGGTTTTTTTAAAGGCAGTCTTACGTGAAACAACATGGAGAGGTACGGAAGGTTGAATACATTGGAAGTAGTTGTACTTAAAACGCAAAAAGATTATGAGCGGGACCAGTTAGCAAAGGACATAAAAGTTTTTTTAAATAACGGCGGGACCATTACTAAATTTAATCACGGAGCCACCGCGTTAGGTGATTCTATAAACAAAGTGTGGGAAAAAACCCTACGCAATGACCCATCAAAGAAAGGATAACTTATGCCAGATTATGACAACACAGACCGGGGCGTACTTTTTAAAAATGAAAAGAAGGAAAAGGACACCCACTCTGATTACAACGGAAGCATTAACATAGGTGGACAAGAGTTCTGGCTTGACGCATGGGTTAAAGAAGCCAAGAGCGGCAAGAAGTTCTTTAGCTTGTCTGTTAAAGCAAAGATTTTGGCCCCGACTACGAACATCCGCGCCAACGTATTGAAGCCAGATGATTCCTCCGACGACTTACCATTCTAAAGGCGTAACCTGTGGCAAACAATAAACTACAAATGGCGATGTTCCCTCCACAGTCGGATTGGCTTCCGCCCGAGCATCCCTTTCCAGAAATCTTTGACGCCCCTGAGATAGCCATAGATGTGGAAACACGCGACCCGGACCTTCGACACAGAGGACCGGGCTGGCCTACCAAGAACGGTGAGGTGGTTGGATACGCCATAGCTGTTCCCGGGTGGAGCGGGTATTTTCCTATCGGCCATCTAGGTGGCGGGAACATGGATGTACGCCAGATAAATAAGTATCTGAAGAAAGTCTTTGAGTGCCCGGCAGATAAGATCATGCACAACGCCCAGTACGATTTGGGCTGGATACGTGCGATGGGCTTTGAAGTCAAAGGCCGGATCATCGACACCATGATGACGGCTGCTTTGATAGACGAGAACCGTTTCTCTTATTCTCTTAACGCTCTGTGCTACGAATACCTTGGTAAAACTAAGTCAGAGAAGCTGCTGGTGGAAAGTGCCCGGGAGTTTGGCGTCGATCCTAAAGCTGAAATGTGGAAGTTGCCAAGTATCTATGTTGGCCCTTACGCGTCTGTCGATGCGGAGGTGACTCTGGAGCTGTGGCATCATTTTAAAACCCTGCTTAACAACCAAGAGCTGTGGGACATCTGGAAGCTGGAAACAAGCCTGCTGCCTCATCTGGTTAGTATGACGGAGCGGGGGATGCGCGTAGACGTAGACCAAGCCGAGCGTTCAAAGCAAGTATTGATGCGGCGCGAGAAGGAGACGATGGCCCGGATAAAACAGTTGGCTGGCGTTAACGTAGAGATTTGGGCGGCGGCGTCTGTAGCCAAAGCTTTTGATAAGGCAGGTCTGGACTACCCGAAGACAGCAAAAGGTTCCCCTAGCTTTACTAAGTTGTTCTTGTCCGAGCATCCGCATGAGCTACCTAAACGCATAGTCGAAGCGAGAAACCTAAACAAGATTCAAGGCACGTTTATAGACAGCATCTTAAAGTATGTTGGTAAGGACAGCCGGGTACACGGGCACATAAACCAAGTGCGTTCTGACTCCGGGGGAACCGTAAGCGGCCGCTTGAGCATGAGCAACCCAGCCCTACAAACTATCCCGGCCCGCGATCCAGAGCTAGGCCCGATGATGAGACGGTTGTTTCTCCCCGAAGAAGGCGAGATTTTCGCAGCCATAGACTACTCTCAACAGGAACCGCGCATCCTAACCCATTACGCGCAAGCCTTTGGCAACTATCGCAAGGTACAAATGGGCGGCGTAGAAGAGTTTATTAAAGAGTATAACGAGAACCCAGACGCGGATTTTCATTCTCTGGTGGCGGACCTTTCTGGCCTGCCCCGTAAGACGGCCAAGGTAATAAATTTGGCCCTCATGTACGGAATGGGGGTTCAGAAGTTGAGCCAGCAACTGGATATCTCTCTTGATGAGGCCAAGTCCCTGACCCAGCAGTACCATCAGAAAGTACCCTTTGTTAAGCAATTGACCCAAGGCGTACAGCGTTACTTAGACGATCCACGATCCGGGGGTTGCATCCGCTCCATACGGGGCCGTAAGTGCCGCTTTGAGCTGTTTGAACCGGACACCTTTGAAATGACAAAGGCTATGCCCTACGAAGAGGCAGTCGCGGCCTACGGACCTACGACCAAGCTTAAACGCGCCTTTACCTATAAAGCGTTGAACAGGCTAATCCAAGCAAGCGCGGCAGACATGACAAAGCAGGCGATGGTTAACGTGTGCGAGGCAGGCAAGATACCTTTGCTGCAAGTACACGATGAGCTGGCGTTCTCTGTGGCCAATGAAGCCGAGGCCCGGGAGCTGGCAGAAATCATGGAAGCAGCCGTGCCGCTGTCCGTTCCCAACAAATGCGACATAGAGCTTGGCCCTACTTGGGGCGATGCTAAAGAATTGAATTAAATGATAAAATCTTATACAATCCCACATATGGAGGAGATTATTAATGGACACTAAAAAATGGAAATCGGTCTTAGTACCGACAGACATCTACGAAGAGATAGTTGTGATCTCCCACGTTGAGGGACGCACGATTAGCGGACAACTGCGGATTATTTTTGATGCGTGGAAGCGAGAGAACCTGACAGATAAAGACCTCTCCTTCCTACGCGAAGAAATGCGCGTAAAGAAGAAGAAGGAAGAGGACGAGCCTTGGCCAGAGCCTGTGGCTAAACGCTAACCTCGGGGGTTTCTGCTTCTTCGGCTCTACGACCCCGGTACAACCAATCTCTTACGGTATCTATAGGAACTCCGTAACGCTCCCCCAACCACGCTATTTTCCTTTTCTCAATAAATCTTCCATGACGAATCGCGGCTACTGTTTCTGGTGGCCATTTTCTAGGTCTACCCATCGTGCATACTCCCTTTAGTGTATTAAATTTTTTCTGCGTTTGTTCCACAGGGCTAACTCTTCTGCCGGAGTAAGCTCTTCCTCAGAAACAGAGGACATCGCGTTCGCGGCATAGAAAGTTTTACTGTAAACTTGCAACTGTTCCGAAATTTCTTCTACGACCTGCGTCCCTACCGCTGCGAAAAAAGCAGTTCGCTCCACTTCGTCTTTCGGGATATTGTTATTAGCTATCCAATCGGCTAACCCCAGAACAACATCATCGATTAAGCTGCTAATCGGCTTTTCGCTCGTTCTACAATAAAGCTCGTAGTTTTCTTTTACTATTTTCATGTCGTGCGTCCTTTTTTAATCATGTAGTGGGTCTTTTTCTGTTCTCCAATATTCGGTAAGGGTTTGTCCTTCCCACTCCTGTCGATCAGGGTTAGTGATGCGCTGATCGTTTTCTAGTTTCTTAGCAATATTTAAACGGGTTTTTTGTTGCCCTCTGTCAAGCCAAAGGCAATCGAGTCCCGAAATAATTAGACTTATTTCGGTTTCAGTTAATGAAAGTTTTGTAACATCCTCGCGTTGATATCTAGTGTACTTACTCATAATGAAAGTACCGTTAGCGTGAAGAGGTAAAACAGAGCCGCGCCTACCGACCCGCCGACCACGACCTTTGCTACGGCTAAACGAAATTCCATGCGTAGATCGCGATGTAATGGAGTAATGTCTTGTTCTGAATCTGTAAAGGTAACTTCTCTGTAGTTTTTTTGTGCCATTCGTTTGCTCCCTTGTAAGAACACCCACCGTATCACATTTTTATGTGTTTACGCAAACTTGATTGTTTCACGTGGAACACATCCCCTAAGTCATTGATTTTAAAGGGAAAATGAGTTGTAGCCTTTACACATAAAAGTATGATACAATGCTCCTATGGTTTAACTAAGGGGAAGATATGAAATATCAAGAAATGCAAGGCGGGAGAATTTGCAAATCATTTAAAAACGATTGTGTTGTTCGCTCAATTAGTTTTGCGATGAACTTACCTTACAAGAAAGTTTTTGATGATTTAATGCGCTTGGGAATGGAATTAGGCGCTTATCCAAATTGCGACAAAGTTTGGATTACTTATCTTGAGCAAGCTGGCTGGGTAAAAAACAAGCCGCCGCGAGACGGGAATGGAAAACTTATCAAGCTACGCGATTGGGCAGGAGTAAAAACAGCAGTGGTACGAAACTCAAGACATCTGACTGCGATTAGCGACAACAGAGTATGCGATGAGTGGGACTGTACCTATCGACCCGTTAACACTTACTGGACACCAACGGCCTAAACCTAACCGCCGCCCTTCGGGGCGGCAACACTAACGGTTGCATACACACATAAAGTATGGGATGCTTCAGTCCTAGCACAAACACGGCAACTTAATCTCTTACAGAAATCAAAGAAGTGTTACAGGAATCAACGATGACTAAGTTTTATAAAGTGTACCATCTCGGTTGCATTTGTTGGGACGGGGAAGCCTCCAACCACAAAGCAGCTCTTGAAGCAGGCATAGCGTCCAACGAAGCATTAGACAACGAAGCCGCTTCTCTTTCTCAGCACCTCTTTCAGT